AGAACTCCATGATCAACCAAGTTACAAAAACTATGCAACCAAGTATAAACCAACCTCCCATATCTCCAGCATCAGAGAGTAGAGAACCTCCACCACTTGAAACTTCTCTTAAATTGGAAATTTGTCGAACATCACCATGTTTTGCATAGATTTGTTCTTCAGCACCACTAAATGTTGCTGCTTCTACTGTTGTTGTAATTTGTCCAACTCTTGAGTTTACAAATACATCTGCTTTCCAAGTTGCCATCAATCAATCCTCCCAGTGTTCATAAGACCATTTGTTATTTGTTACAGAGTAGTATACATCTTTGATGCCACAATCTCTGAGATATGCCTCACAAACTGGGCAGGGTCTTGCCATTCTTAATTCATCCTGATTATGTCCACCCAAACGTGCAACAATGATCTTATCTCCTTCCTCTTTTGCTTTAATTAAGGCAGACAATTCTGCATGAAGATAGATCTTACAAGGTCGTCCTACTTTTTGTGCCCAATGTGCTTGAGTTGGATGAGTTTTCTTCTCATTGTTAGTAGCACAAGTGATAACCCTGTTCTTTTTGAGTAACACAGCACCAACCTTCTTTTTAGATGGTGATGATGCTGCGATCTCAGTTGCAAGTTTGAATAGACTTTCCATCAGCAATCCGACGACGAAAGTTCTTCATCAGTATTATTCCAGAAATCTTCCCAATCTGCACCATTTGCTTCTGTCACTGTTTCTAACTTGTCAAGCAGATCTGAACACTTTTTCTCATACCTTGCAAAGTATTCATGACTACCACGGACCTCTGCAATAATATCATCAAACAGTTCTTCCATTGATGTTTCTTCGTCTGAAATGTAGTCAAAGATGACATCATTTAGACGTTCACGACGTTGTTCAGAATAAGACATTGAATTGTAGTTCATAATTGGTTTGGTGAAAAGATAACACATTCTAATTTAGCAGGCAAGAGCACCTTCAGGGATAACTTCTTTCTTTCCGAAGTTATCATCCCAACTGCGAGTATTATAGCAGATCCATTCACCATTGCGGTAAATGTATCCATACTCTTCACCATCTTCGATGAATTGCTTTACATTCTTATCAAGACGAGGAGGACAATCCTCACCACGTTGTGCATAGTATTGAGGACCATATTCTTCTGCTTCTTTATTCTCAGTCACATATGGAGCAAGTTGCTTGCCAGTCCAACGATCTTTTGTCCAGATACATGAACAATCACCACCATCAATCAGATCAGCAACTTTATCCTTTGTGTTGTAATGTGTGTTCAGGATGCGCCCAGTCCAGGAAGGATAACCATCCCAATGCTGATAGATGCTGAGAATAGATTTGTCAGCAAGTTCAATACCAATGCGAGAACGAGTGCCCATAATGAAGAAGAATTAGATGAAAATGTGAGAGTGAAAATCACTCAAAGGATGGAATCTTTGCCTTTGCTTCTGCTGCATACTTTTCAGCATAAACACCAGCAATCCACTCACTTTCGAGTTGTGTTGGTTGATCACCGTATCCAATTTGTGGACCGTCATCAGTCTTCCGACCGACCCACATACGTTGACGTGTCTTAAGGCAGGATGCTTGAGAGAGGATCATTGTGTGTCCCTTTGACTTCTATAGTATAGAGCACTGAGAGACCTCTACAAGGGTCTCTGTGCCACTTGTTTCACCGTCCAGGTGTCTGCCACCGTTTGGGCATGTTAAAGTTGTTCATGGAGAAAATCTCACGGTCTACAAGTTTAACAATCTGACCAGATTCATCAGCAATAGTGAACCCTTCCTGCTTGATTTGCAGGGAACCAATGAAAGATTTGGGACAGTTTGTGATCTTGAGACTATCCATCAGATCCTCTTTCATCTCAATCACAGTGAGATAAAGACCCGCAAGTTTGGGACAATCAAACACCAACGTCAGCAATTCATAGGTGAGTTCTTTACCCTCACGGATGAAAGCATTGATGATTTTCTTACAACAATCTGCTGTACGTTTGTCCAGAAACTTGACATCAGTGGTGTCAATTTGTGGTGTTTCAGGACTTCTCATCCAATCAACACAAGGTTGCACCCACTTGACTTTCTGATTATCATCAAAATGCTCTTTAAGTGGAGATGCTACAGCATCACGAAGATCATTCTCTGCAAAGTATTCTGTATGAGGTGCAACAATGAACTTTTGAGTTACAACTTCTGAAAACTCATAAGTTATAGTATTCTGGGTGAAGATAGTTCCTGCACCCCAACCCAAGAAATCACCTTGGAAAATCCTATCAGTGCGTGGGAGGAAGTTGTAAGCAAGATGCAAGATCTCTGCCATTTCATCCTCATAGAAGAAGTCAATTTCCTCATGAGAGTGAGCAATACGGATCTTTTTCTTATTGAAAACTGCTTTATTGCCAACAAAGAATGTGCCAGTGGCAGGATCTTTGCCCCAAACAATAGCAATACCATCCATCTTCACACTGGCATGTGTGAAATTGTAGAGTAGATTGATGGCAGAAAGATCACCAGTCAGAATGGTGTCTTCAGGATGCTCTTGATGTTTGTTTTGCATGTTTTCTTGTGACTGAAGTCAGTATAGGGTAGATTGGAGCAGAATGGGAGAACCGTGTGTAGGTTGTCCAACTGTCACATCTTGATCATTGCTTCAATAATAGTTGATGTTAAATGTGTTCCCCAATGAAGAAACCAGACAAACGATGATACAAACAGCAGTTTTTCTTTAGAAGTCAAGATAACCCTCGATTGCTTTGTTGATAGCCTTAGACAAGGATGTGGGTGGTTCAATGACATCAAAGTCACCCAGATCACACTCGTAATAGTCACCGAGTTTGAGTTCAATCATAGCACCGTCAGCACCATCAGTGTAGAGAGATCGTGCTTTCTCATCATCAACAATCACCACACGACGTGCAGTAAGATCAATCACCATCATGTAGTCGAAAGTTTTCAGTTGCTTGAAATCTTCGACAGTCTTCTTCTCACTCAGGAAAGACTTGACCTTAAACTTTTTAGTGGCATGAATGTCCTTACGTTTGTAGAACAAATTCTTACCCATCTTCAGTTCTACTTTAGTATCACCAAAGACGAAATCATACCCAGTTTGATCCACACGATCAAGATCTGAGAAACTTGCGATTGCTTTCTCTACAGCAGTTGCACGGGCAAAGTTGTCAGCATTGGAGGTGAATCCTTTGTCATTGTAGAGTGAATCTACAACACCGAAGATCTTACCCCAGTCAGTTTTTGTTTCCAGAGAATCAATCAGGTGCATCGTTTTGTTTGGAGAAAGTTTTTTCAGTGATAGACTGCATGTCACTTAGAGACTGTAATTCTTTAAGATGCCATGAAGTAAGGTTTGCGATGGCATGGTTCATACAGTGTTGAAGAACCTCTGCTCCATCATCATACTCACATAGTTCACAGAATGTGTCCGCAAACCACTTTTCGTATTCTTTCTTAACCTTATCGGGAGTTTGCAATGTCTTCTACCATTTGAATGTTAGCATATGTTTCAGAATATGCAGCATCCCACAGTTCATTAAGAATTGCATCATATTCTTTGTAACTTGAACCGTCACAGATACTGTTCACTTGTTGTTTGCGAACAGCATCATAAACAAGTTTCCACTGGTGATGATTAAGTTTCATTGTTAATTCCTCAGTTCATGTAGAGATAACCACCTGCCCAATCTGCATTAGCAAGCAACCATTCACGGTCACTAATGATGCAAAGGTTGAAACGAACGTGCTTTGCAGGTGCTTTGAATGATGCTGGTTTGTATACATCACCAGTCTTTTTATCAATGAAGGCATGAACACTGCGAGAACCACCACCAGTTTCCATGATCAGTTTGTGATACTTACGACCAGATTCAATGTAGAATTTGTAATCGTCAGTCTTGCGATTGTTTGCACGTTTGAAGTCTTCAAGCAGACAATCACACAGCATCAAGCAATACTTACGGACGTTAAGTTCAATGGTGTTCCGTGCATCTTGCGTTGCAACGTAGTCAGAAAATGTCTGAGTGGTCATGCCGTTGTTCCTTTGACTCTTATAGAATACACGAAAACGGGACAGGATCAACCAACAGTGGACACCTTGTCAACTGTCATCCCTACTAGAGCATACGATAAATTTTGTGACAGCATATCTATCATGTTCAATCACATCTGTCACACTATGTTGTATGTACCCAGGAAAGATGACGGTCTCATTGTTTTTTGTTTCAATCTCATAATCCTGCACAGGAAAGTATAAGTTTCCTCCAGTATCTTCTTCACGACAGAATGTGGTGCTAGCGATTGCATTGACCCAATAATCTGCATGTGGTTCATATCCATCACCAGGATAATATCTTCTAACTTTAGTGAAGTCTTCGTTAGAATGTTTATATGTTACCCAATACTCATTATTTTTAACTAATTCTTCTATAAAATCATCATCATCAAAGAAAACTTCCTTGGTGATGTTTAGAATATCAGATACATCACGTATTCCATACAATGTATCTAATGACATACCTTTTGATGCTGTCAGATATGTTCCATCTGGCATTTTAGCACCACCATAAGCATCTGGACCAACTAATTTTTCAAGGAGGAATTCAAGTTCTCGCCAAATTAGTGTTAATTGATCTTCAGAGAAGGTATCTTTTATGATGACATGTGGAAATGGTTCATTGAAAATCTGATAATCCATCTTCTTGCTCCTTCATCAATTCTTGCATGGTATCCATAAACTCATCTGCTGATGATAGATTATCTAAAGCATGAATCATTTCACCTAATGCTTTAACAACAAAAGGTTTTTCATTTCTAGCAGCAAATGCCAATGCCTCACGAAGATGTGATTGAGCAGAATCTAATTCGTCTTTAACTTGATCTGATAGTGCCATTAGTTTTTTCTTCCTGTGTAGATTTTCTTTTCATTATCCCATTCAAAGTGATCAACCATTTCTACATCATCATTACCTAGGTACAAACCCCATCCAGTTGCAATATATTTACTGCATGAATAAACAGCATTTCCACGATGAGTATGAGTGTAAAATGCTGGCCAAATTAACATCGTGCCTGCTTTTGGTTGTACTCTGAGACCTTGCCAAAGAAACTCAGTTTCACCTTCACCTTCAGGAATGTCATTCAAATATAACATCCAAGCAACACATCTGTCAACAACACCTAGATCATTTACCTCACAATGCCAGTCATGAAATCCACCTCTAGGTGAAGTCTTTTGTAGTTTTACTTCATCAAAATAAACATCAACGTAATCGGAAACCCAATACTTTTCACGGTATTGTTTCCAACAATGATCAACAACTTTTGAGATAAGATTTGCACAACGATTACTTAAATCCATGTACCATTGCTCATCATGCCGAGCAAGATGACCTCTCTCAGTTTCATGTGAACCATATCCTGCCTTTATCTTACAATCAGAATTATCAGGATGTTTGTAGTTATCTTCAAAATATTGAATGATGCGGTCACATGTGTGTTTATCTAGGGCATCAGGATAAACACCAATAAAATCACTGTCTTTCATACAACCCAGGTGATGATAGAATATCTAGTTCCTTCAGTTACAGGCATAATCTCATGTGGATACATGAAATTAGATGGGAAAACTAATATGTCACCAGCACCAAGTTTATATACTAATTCACGGTTGAACAGTGCGACTTCACCACCTTCATAACCATCATTCATTGACATGATAACAGTCAATGCTCTAGGTTGCTCCTTAAAAGAATCACTGTGCTGAATATAAAAGTCACCAACTTCATACTTCAACAGTTCATATCCACTGTCTTCTTGAATCTCCAATTCAAATTCTGGATGTTGTTGTTGATACTGCTCAATAATATCTTTTACAATGTCGAAGAGATAATTATCCATTTCTCTTCTATCTTGTTCATTATCCTCTTCAATGATTGCTTGATCGGAGATAGGAATGAACTCACACCTTCTTGCCTCAGGATCATGCCCACTACCAGTTAATGTTTGCTCCCAATAATTAGTTGGTGCATACTCTTCTAAAAGTTTATCGCAGAAGTCTGGATCAATAAACTCTTTTCCATGCCAGATAAAATGTTCTAAACCCAAAGAACTTAACTTCTTTACTTTCGTTTGAATTTCTGGTGTATCTTTCTTCTTTAGAAACTTTTCGTATTTACTATTTGCTATAACGACATTATCAAAATCAACATAATCATCAATGTCATTATCTTCACGAACAATATCTATTGATGGTTCTTGTTCTTCTCTATATTTTCTTGGAAGAATTGCCTTTGGATTTGCATGTTCAAATCTATTTCTCATTGCTTCATACTCCTTTCTCAATGTTTCATGATCTTCAATTACATCTGTTGGTATTCTATCAAAATATGTGCAACCATATAGTCCCCTACTTCTCACATAATGTAAGAAGATTTGTGCATAATGTTCACCTTCAAATTTAGTTCTCCAATGTGGAGCAACACAACCCAAGTATAACATAGCATCACCAGGATTTAAAGTGACGCATTTCTTTTCTCCTTCTGGTGTTTCAATCCAGATTGCCCATGGTTTGTCACCACCAAGATGTACCGTCATTGATATTTCACAAGCAGGACGATCTGTATGTTTCTGAAGAACACTATCCTGATGATATATCCTAGAGTAAGTATATGTTGGTAGAACAGTTTCACCAATAAGTTCACTGACTTCACCAGTTTTATTGCAGAGTAACTCTACAGCAGGATGAAACATAAAACATGATGCAGAGTTTGGTGCTTGTGCATCACCATCAAACTCAAACTGTGCATCTGTTATGATGAACTCTTTTTCTAATCTTTTGGCATAATCTAGATCAATAAAACCAGGAACAACCATGTAGTTGTTCTTCAATAATTCAAGTTTCATATGTCATCACTTATCGTTTTTGTCTAGAACTTCTTTCAGTGCAGCAAACCATTTGACTGCCTTATCTAGAGGCATTTCAGTTCCATCTCCTCTCTCTTCATCTGTAAGAGTTGTGTATAGTTTCTCTGGATCAATCTCATCCATGAGTGTCAAAATATCATTAACTGAATACTCTTGACCACTCTCAAGTTCCTGTCTTTCTAGACTTTCACTTGCAAGTTTAGATAGTCCTTTAGGATCAATGTTTTCTGCTTTTTGTGCTTCAATGAGTTTTGCTCTTTGTGCTTCCCTGTATTCTAGTTCTGCCTTTTCAAACTCTCTCTCTAGTGCATCATCAAGTTCATCATATGTTTGCTCATTGTCCATCTTTTTAAGAACTTCTTCATGAGATCTCATGATGACATCCATCTCTTGATCAATTCTTTGTTGATACTTTAATTGTTCTTGTTCATGATCAAGTTTTGCCCTTTCTCTCTCACGATTAACTTCGTCTAATGCAAATTGTGCATCACCCCATGCAACTTCAAGTCCTTGCTTTTGCATTTCAAGTTCAATCTTGGCAATTTCAAGTTCTTCTTCCTCAAGAGCACGAACTTTTTCTTCTTGCAATCTTCTAAGTTCTTTTTCTTTCTGATCTTCAAGAATATTTTGCTCAAGAAGTTCAGTCTCTCTTTCCATCTTGTCACGTTCCATTTGAAGCAGTTCTTGATACTGCTTTCTCTCTTCAATAAATGCTTCCTTCTCTTTCTCAAAGTCATGGAAGAGTTCATCATACTTTTTAGCAAGTTCTAGAGACTTTTTCTCAAAGAATTCGTCTGCTTTCTGCGCTTCAAGTGCTGCCTTTTCTGCTTCTCTTGCTGCCTTTTCCCTCTCAAGTTCAATCAGTGCAGTTTGATTATCATAAACTCTTGCTTGCTCTGCTTTAGATTGTGCATCATAAAGTTCTTCTCTCTCTTCACGAAGTTCTTTATTTTGCTTCTGAAGATCTTCGATGATGACAAGTTGTGCCTCTTTTTCCAGTTTATCTAGATTTAAGTCTTCAATCTGAGCAGCAAGGTTTTCCTCTTCTGCTAGTGCAGCAGCAAGTTCTTTTTGCTCATAAAGTGTGAGGAACGAATTAAAATAATCTAGGTATGGTTGAATAATAGCATCAAATTCATCATCACCAAAAACTTTATTTGGTTCTGGTTCTTCACCAGGAATGTCCTCATATTCTAGTTCACCTCTACCATCTCTCCACTGAATTGCATGGATAGTTTCATCGTCAAAACCCCAAGGTGCATCATCCTCAAGATCAACAGTCTTACCATCTACGATAATTTTTTTATCTGCTGGGATAATAGAAATTCTCATTGTTGCTCCTCGTCGGATTCGGGTAGTAAGTTTTCTTCTGTATTATCTATGCCTTCGATTTGTTCAATGTATTCGGAAACATTAACACCTTGTGCTTCACACATATCAAGATACATGTTACCAACAGCATCTAACATTTGTTGATTACTGTCATTTGCTTTGACCATTTCATTGCGAAATGATTCAACAGCAGAAATTGTAGATCTTTGTTG